ACAGTATGAAGCAGCAGACGCCGGGGGCTTCTACACTGATAAGGTAGTACACATGATTGTACCAAAGAGTATGGAGGAACGCCGGGAGGAAGAAGACTGCGGCATGGAGCAGACGCAGGCAGCAGACCCAGAGGGCGGCAAGGAGATATACAAAACGGCTATGAAATCCATTATCAAGTCAAGCCCATTCGACAGGGCAATGAAAGTGGAAGCCGAACTAAACAAGCTGCATGGGCGTATCATTAAGCAGCTGGACAGCATCAAAGCCTATGAGTTGGAGGACAGACGCTTGACGCTGGCTGAAAAGCAATTTGAATTGAATAAACAGAAACTAACGGGTGAATTTGAGATTGACCCAGAGGAAGACGGAGAAAACGACGAAATAACGGGAATTGTGGACGAGGTTTGATAGGTTCTGTCAGCGCCCCAGAAGCACTGCGGGTACGCCGACGCCCAAAGGTTCCCTAGATATAAATTAAAAATTTTCACTTCCGCTTCCGAACCAGAAAAAAAGAAAGGGGGTGCGGTTTTTGAAAGCGTATACGTCAAAAGCGGTTGCCGCATGGCTTGACATATCAGAACGCAGAGTGCGCCAGCTGCGGGACGAAAAAGTGATAACGGAAATCAGACCGGGGCTGTACGATTTGAAAACCGTAAACCACCAATACATAAACTACCTGCGGAAGAACAACCCGGACAGCGAAAGCACAATAAATTACAATGCGGAGCGGGCAAAACTGGTGAGAGCAAAGAGGGAAGCGCAAGAACTGGAATTGAAGCTGCGCAGAAATGAAGTTCACACCACAGAGGACGTGGAACAGGTAATGACAGACACGCTGGTCAGGTTCAAAACAAGACTTATGGCAATACCTGCAAAGTTAAGTCCGATTTTATCAAAGAAAAAGGACCAGACAGAAATTTTCAAGCTGCTGAAAAGCGCTATTGATGAGGTACTGGAAGAACTTTCAGACTTTCAGACAGTGTTTGGGTACGGTGTAGAAGATGAAGAAACACACAGCT